GATCAACGCCTGATGCGGATCGAGGGGCCGGTGATGGCGACGGAAAAGGGAACGCCTGTAGTTAATCCGCGCAAGACGGTTATTCAAATGAATGCGTCGATCATCCTATCCTATCGGCGCAGCTTGTCGCTGCACGCGCGCGCGCAATCGGGCGAGGCGAGGGACGTAGGCAAGCGGCGCGGCATGACGAAAGATGCCGAGGCTGATCTTGGCGGCGATGATTTGCTTGCGAGGCCAAATTGACACGCGGTGAAAAGGTCATATCCTTTATTGAGCGATATGTGAAGGTGCCAGAAGGCAAACATGTCGGAAAGCCTCTTGTGCTTATGGGGTTTCAAAAGAGATTTATCCGCGCGATATACGACAACCCCTCAGGAACAAGCCGCGCTTACCTTTCAATCGCGCGAAAAAATGGCAAGTCTGCGATAATTGCTGCAATCGCCTTGGCGCATATCGTTGGGCCAGAGGCGCGACAGAACAGCCAGATAATCAGCGGGGCACGGTCTCGGGAGCAAGCTGGCCTTGTGTTTAAATTGATGCAAAAGATGATCGGCCTGTCGCCGGAGTTGCGCGCCAAGAATATAACGCGCATCACGCCGTCGCAAAAGATGATTGCCGGCGTGCAAATGAATGTGGAGTATCGGGCGATCAGCGCAGAGGCCGGAACGGCGCACGGCCTTTCCCCTGTGCTTGCAATCTTGGACGAGGTAGGGCAGATCAAAGGCCCGACTGATGACTTTGTGGAGGCTATCACCACATCGCAGGGTGCACACGACAACCCGCTATTGATCGCGATCAGCACGCAAGCGCCGACTGACAACGACCTTTTTAGCAGATGGTTGGATGACGCGGAATCCAGCAAGAGCCCCCGCGTGGTGAGTCATGTTTACACCGCGCCCGATGATTGCGACCTGATGGACCGCAAGGGATGGCTGGCGGCCAACCCGGCGATGGGCGAGTTTCGTTCGATATCCGATCTTGAGGATATGGCGACGGTCGCGGATCGATTGCCGAGCGAGGAAAATAGCTTTCGCTGGCTGTATTTGAACCAGAGGATCGAGGCGACCGCACCATTCATCAGCAAAAAGCTATGGGATAGCTGCAACGCACCATTGTTGCCGATGGAAGATGGCGCGACGATCTACGCCGGGCTTGACCTGTCAGAGGTAAACGACCTGACCGCGTTTGTCGCGGTTTCGCCGGTCACTGATAGCCTTTTAGCGCCAGTCGAAACGGCGTGGCATGTGCACCCGACATTCTGGTTGCCGGAGGTCGGACTCAGCGCAAGGGCCAAGGCTGACCGCGTGCCGTATGATGTTTGGCACAAGCAAGGTCACTTGGAGGCAACGCCCGGTCGGACTGTTGACTATGAGTTTGTTGCGTCTTTTCTATTTTCGGTGTATAATCGCTATGACATGCGCAAGGTTGCGTTTGACAGGTGGAACTTTAGGCACCTAAAGCCTTGGCTTTTGCGTGCTGGATTTACCGAGGAACAGTGTGAAGGCGATGACGCGATATTTGAGCAAATGGGTCAAGGCTTTCAAAGCATGTCGCCAGCGTTGCGCGATCTTGAAAGCGCGTTCTTGAGCGGCGCCATTGTTCATGGCGGGCATCCCGTCTTGGAAAGTTGCGCCCGCAACGCGGTTGTGCAGCGTGATCCTGCGGGCAATCGCAAGCTGGCCAAGCACAAGAGTCGAGGCCGGATCGACGGAATGGTTGCGCTGGCAATGGCGATGAGTGTAGCGGGAACGTGGGCGGATCAGACGTATGATCCGTCATACCTCGAAGTTTCCGAATTGATGGTGCTGTAGTCAATGGTGACTTTCAACATAGGTGGGTGGTCTTGGCCCCGGCGCGGTCCCGGCGCATCGGCGGGAGATAATTTCACGCGAGAGCCTGTGTTTTTGGGGGGTGGTTCGCGGTCGGGCAAGGCAGTGACGCGCGAAACGGCGCTTCAAGTTTCGGCTATTCTCTGCGGCGCGCGGGTGATTAGCCAAGGCATTGCGCAGGTCCCGCTGAAACTCTACCGCGAAATCGACAATGACGGACGCAGCACGCGCGAACCGGCGCGAGATCATCCGCTTTACCGCTTGGTGAGTGAGCAGCCAAACGACTTTCAGACAAGTTTTTCATGGCGCGAGACGCTGGCGCTGCACGCGGTTCTGGGTGGTGACGGTTATTCATTCATTAGCCGCAGGCCAGACGGGACGGTGCGGGAAATCCTCCCTATGTCGCCGGATGACGTATCGAGCAAGTGGGATGCTGAAAACTCAGAGCAGACCTATGTTTTTGGCGCGGGGGCAACTCGCCGGGTTCTGAGGCAAAGCGAAGTGCTGCACATTCACGGCCCGTCATGGAACGGGTTCAGTGGGATGCCCGCTTTGTTGCTGGCGCAGGAGGCGATTGGGCTGTCTATCGCCATGCGGGACAGTCAGTCGGACCTGTTCGGCAAGGGTGGGAGGCCTTCGGGCATCTTGTCAAAGGACGCCAGCTTGAGCAAGGAATCGGCTGGCACGATCTCTGCGGCGTGGCAGGAAAAATACGGACCCGGCGGCAAGGGCGGCGTTGCGGTTCTGGACGGCGGATGGAAATTTTCGCCCATGCAAATGAGCGCGGTGGACAGCCAGACCATCGAGACAATGCGTTTCCTTGTCGAAGAGGTCGCGCAGTTCTTGCTGGTGTTTCCCCAGATGCTGATGTCAGCGGACAAGCCGACCTATGCCAGCGTGGAACAGTTCTTCATTGCCCATGTGGTTTACACGCTAGATCCGTGGATGGACCGGATCGAGCAGGAGTTGAAGCGCAGTTTGATCGGTTACGAGGGCGACAACGCCAACGTCTATCCGCGCTTTGTGCGAGAGGGGCTGTTGCGCGGCGCGTCTGCTGATCGGGCGAACTTCTACAAGGCCGCACTCGGGGCTGGTGGTTCACCGCCTTGGATGACGCAGAATGAGGTCCGAGCCCTTGAAAACCTGAACCCGCTGGAAGGCGGAGACGTTTTGCTTGCACCGACGACCGTTCAGCCGCCTGAAACAAACCCTGAGGGGGAACCCGATGCTTGAGCATAAGCGCGTCAGCATGATCATTGACGAGATCACCGAGGATGGAACCATTCGCGGATACGGCAGCATTTTTGGAAACGTTGATCTTGGCGGGGATATCGTTGCGCCGGGTGCGTTCAAGAAGTCGATCAGGGAGCGCAAGGGCAAGGTGCTGCCAATGCTTTGGAACCATGACCCTGGCCACCCTATCGGCAAGTGGACGGCGATTGAGGAAGACGAGCGCGGCCTGAAAATGGAGGGCCGGGTAACTCCTGGTGTTTCCAAGGGATCTGAGGTTCTGGCGATGGTTCGGGATGGCGTGATCGACGGGATGTCGATTGGCTTTAACAGCATAAAGGCCGACCGCGATGAAGTGAGCGGCGTGCGCACGCTGAAAGAGGTTGAACTTTGGGAGGTTTCTCTTGTAACATTCCCGATGAATACTGAGGCGACGGTGCAAGGTGTCAAGGCGCTTTCCATCGAAGACGCCCGAGAAATTACTGAACGCGACTGGGAAGACATTCTGACGGGTAAGCGGGACGCTATCCGACTGTCGCGGACCACGGCCCAAGCCCTGATGAAGGGCGGGCTACCCGCTATTGGTGCCACGCGGGACGCTGGCGATGAAGCGGTTCACCGGATGGCAAAATCCATCCTCTCTGAACTTGAGTCCATGAGGACAAAACCATGACCGAGAAAACCGCAGACGACCTTGCCAAGGATCTGATGGCAGAGGTGAAGACGACCTACACAGATCTTGACAAGAAGACGACCGATCTGGGCGAGGTGGTTGACTTGCTTCGCAAAAGCGTCGAAGGCAAGGCCGACACGACCGATCTCGACAACAGGCTGAAAGGCCTGAGCGAGGACGTGAAGAAGCTGTCGGATCTGACCGACGAAGTGGACAAGAAGCTGGCCCGTCCGGGTCGCGGCGGCGAGGATGAGAAATCCCTTGGCCAGCGCGTTGCGGAATCGGATGGCTTCAAGACCTTCGCCAAGAACGGCGGCGGGCGTTTCAGCTTTGACACCAAGACCGTTCTTTCCGCCGATCTGGCGGTAGGGTCGCAAACCCTGACGGCGGGCGTCCAGCGTCAACAGGCCCCTCTTGTCCTGATGCAGGACCGGATGCTGACGATCCGCGATCTGCTGCCGGTTGGCACGACTAACTCCAACGCGATTGAATACCCTCGTGAGACGGCATTCACCAACAACGCTGCGATGGTGGCTGAGAACACCGTCAAGCCGATGTCCACGTTCGACATGACCATCGAGACCGCGCCGGTTCGCACGCTGGCGCACTTCTTCCGCGTGTCAAAGCAGATCATGGACGATATGACCATGCTGCAATCCTACATCGACAACCGCCTGCGGTTTGGTTTGGGATTGGTCGAAGAGGCGCAAATTCTGAACGGCAACAACACCGGGCAGAATTTGAATGGGATCATTCCGCAAGCCACGGTTTTCCCGGCATCGGTTGCAACGTCTGGTATCCCCGGCGGCGTAAATGCGCAGCGTGTGGACATCATCCGCTGGGCCAAGTTGCTCGTGCGACAGGCGTTGTTCCCGGCCACGGCTGTGGTGCTGAACCCGGAAGATTGGGCTCGCATGGAGATGCTCAAAGACACCCAGAATAACTACCTGTATTCGGCATTCACGTCGGGCATGGAGACGCGGCTCTGGGGACTTCGG